ATGGATACCCGTGCGCCGCGCTTGTGGAGTCGCGCTGATCGGCGCCGCAACATCGTACTCGTAATCACACGGGGCCACTACGATGAACACCATTCCGCCGACGAGCGAACTGTTTCCGCAGGATCAACTCGTACAGCGTCACCCCACAATCCTATTCAAGTCCCGAGTGCAATGGGCCATCCGTAACCGCCACAAAAACGGCCTCGAAGATGCAGTCTTCGAGTCCAAAGGCGGTGAGATTCTCATTCATGAGCCCGGGTTCTTGCGGTGGTTTCTCGGCCTGCGCGGTCGCGCGAAACCGCGGGCGCCGGGCCGCCGCCAAAAGCGCCCCGACTGTGGCTGCGCCACCGAGGCATAAGAAAATCGTAGGCGGACCAATTAAATGGCGCGCAAAACCACGACTCTGACGATCAGCGAAGGACGCGACCGCGGCAAAACTTTCAAACTGACCGAACCTCCATGCATGCAGGTGGATGAGATGATCATGCGTGCCGTGTTCGGGCTCGGCCGTGCCGGCGTGGAAATACCCGCCGAGATTTTCAACTTGGGCGCCGCGCCGATTGCCTATGCCATAGGCAGCCAGTTCTCGAAATTACCTTCGCGCCTTGGTCTGAAGCTCGCCGCAGAACTGATGGACTGCGTCCAACGAGTCGAAGACAAATTGGATCGGGCGTTGGTCGAGAACGACATTGAGGATGTGTCCACGCGCCTCCGACTCAAAGGAGAAGTGTTGAAACTGATATTCGGTTTTTTCGTAAGCGCCGCTTCCCCGAACTCGGCGGGGGAGAGCGGCGCAAGTCCGTCAGAACCGTGAACATCAATTCGATAATCGCCACTGTCATCGGATCGCAGCTTGCTACGTTGCATGAACTGCAGACGGTCTACGGCCTAGAAGACCTGTGGAACATGTTCGAAATCCAAGCCGTGACGCAGTGCAACGAAGCGCAGGCGGTGAAGCATGTCTAACCTGAAGGCCGGTTAACTTGGCCAAGAACATCATCGACAGTTTGTTCCTTGAACTGGGGATCGACACATCCAAGTTCAGCGCCGATCAACAAAAATCCATTGCGCTGATTCAAAAATTCGAGGCGCAGGCCAAAAAAAGCGGAAAGGGCGCAGGCGATGCAATCAAGACAGTCGGTGATGCATTTCGGGATCTGTCCAAGAGTTCGAAGATTGGCGCGGCTGCGTCCGGCATTGACGATCTCTCGAAGAAGTTCAAGGCGCTCGGACAAAGTGCACAGGTTGCTGGCGGAATCGGCGCGCCCTTGGGTGCGATGGCTAGTGGGATCGGGATGTTGCTGTCCCCCACATCGCTTGGCATCGCGGCGGTCGGGCTCCTCGGCAAAGAAGTCTGGGACCTTAACAAGGTTATGACAGACTCGAATGCGACGCTCGCCCGCAATGCTGAATTGACCGGGATGAGTGCCACCAACTTGTGGTCGCTGGGCCAAGCGGCCAAAACCGTTGGCGGTAGCCCCGAGGCCGTGCAGGCGGGTGTCGCGAGTCTTCAAACCGCGCTCGCCGGGATGAGCATCGGGGTGGGTAGTGCGCTTCCGCAGCTGGTCGGAATGGCTCGTCTACACAGGTACGGCGCGCGCTTCAATAAAGGCGGCTTCGGTGCTGGCGTAGATGAAGAAAGCCTCTTCAAGGCCGTGAATGCGATGTACCAGAGCCAGGGACGCGCCAAGACAATGGCATTCGTCACGGGCTACGGCCTCATGAGCCCGGATCAAGCGAATCTCGCGATGAGCTCTGGTGGCTGGGCAGAATACAAGAAGGCGCAATCCCAGGCCGCATCGATGAAGACGGGCGGCGGCTTCGAGAATGTCATCCGTGAGTCACTTAAGAGCCAGGTCGGCCTTGGCGAGAACGATATCGCTGGGTCCATCGCAGCCGAGACGGCATACGGCGGAATTCAGCAGCCGATGCAAACAATCGTCGGCCTCCTCACAAGCAGCTATGGTGTCCTTACCGGGATACTCAACGCCCTAGTTTCTCCTAAATCGACCTACGATAAAATTGTTGAAAAAGCCAAGCATTTCTTTGGAAGATCGTCCGATACCACGAAAGGCGGCATGGCTCGCGCCATGAGAACACTGATGGGCGGCGGCTTCTCGGGGGCCGACGCTGAGGCGATAGTAGGTAGCCTGATGCAAGAATCTGCCATGGACCCTCTTGCGCGTAATTCAAAAGGTAATATGGGTCTCGCGCAATGGGACAAAAGCAGGCAGGCGGCGTTCTTCAAGCAACGCGGCTACCGGATGGGGTCTGCCGGCGTATCGGCGGATCAGCAATTCAACGATCAGATGGCGTTTTTACAGGATGAATTGCGGACCAAGTATCAAGCAACCGTTATCGCAATGGCGAAGGCGCAGGACTTGATTGGGAAAACGGGTGCGTTCATGAATGGGTACGAGCGTCCCGGCGATAATTCGCTCAAGCAACGATACGCGTATGCGCTAGATGCCCATCAAATTGAGGGCGCGCTGGGATTGGTTTCTGCAGCTAGTCGCTCTATGCAGGTGCAGCACAATGACAATCGAAGCGATATACAAATAGGCGACGTGCACCTACACACCAATGCGACCGAGCCAAAGACCTTTGCGGAGGCCTTTCGCCAGGGACTCTCATCTCAACCGCTGCTCGATCCCACCGCGCAAGGCAGCGTTTTCTTCGCAACGCGCGGAGCTAATTAATGAGCTTTGCACAGCGCGACTTGAAGTTCACCTTCAGCGGCGCGCCGACCGGCAGCTTCTCGGCATCAGGGCTTCGCGCGGCAGCGAGCATTTTGGCGACTGAGGGAGACCTCGGCGTTACCGCACAGGTAAAAATCTGGGGCCTTTCCATGGGCCAGATGAATAGGTATAGCACTGTTAATCCAAGCGCGATCCCTGACGAACTCCCCGATGCAAACTTGATCATCGAGGCGGGAAATCTCGGTGGCGGGCTCTCTAAGGCAATTGACGGGCCGATTTGGCAGAGCTACATCGACTTAGGCGATGCCCCCGATTCTGCCTTTGTCGTCTCTATGGCAAGCATCGCGGATGCGGCGACTACTGTTGGCCCACAATCACAGCCGGGCGACCAGAAAGCGGAGGATCTCATCGCATCGCTCTGCGCGGCGGCTGGTTTCACGTTCAGCAACAGCAGCACCAGCAGGGCTTCTTGTGTTTTGCGAAATCAGTCAACTTACGGATCAGCCCTCTATCAGATCTCGAAGATTGCAACCGCCGCGGGATTTCGCTGGACGCGCGACGGAAGCGCTATATCAATCTGGGCCGCGGACGGCACGATTGACGATGTAGTCATTGACGTGGGGCCTAACACCGATCCGAAAATGGTGGGATACCCGAGGTACTACGAGGCAGGGATCATCGTCACCTCGCTGTATAATCCACAGATTCAGATCGGGCGCATGATGAACGTCACCTCCAGTATCCCGAAGGCCAATGGCATTTGGCAGATCATCGAAGTGCAGCATGATCTGACCACCATGATCGCCAAAGGCCCGTGGTTCACGACCGCCAAACTTGCAGGTGCTGCATGAGCGCCGTTCCCCATTTCAGCGCCTCGCAGATTGCATCGCAGGTGCGGCGCACCGAGTTACTGATCCGCACCCTCATCAAGGACATACGCACGGCGATTCCGGTAGAGGTCATCGCAGTGCATCCGGGGACGGGATCGCCGCCCTCGAGTGGTACGGTGGACGTTCAGCCGTTGGTGCAAACGGTCGATGGCAGCGGGAGGCTGTGGTCTCTCGGCGTGACCTACGGCGCAAGGTTCAGCCGGATACAGTCCGGCAGCACCGCGTTCGTTTTGGACCCCTCCCCGGGAGACATCGGTCTCGCGACGGTATGTGATCGAGACATTTCCTCTGTCATCGCGTCGGGTGGATTAGCAGGTCCTGGTTCCTCGCGCACGCACGATATTTCGGACCTGGTCTACCAATTCTCGATCTACAACTCGGCCGAGATCACGCAATACATTTTGGCGAATGCGTCAGGCATCACCCTGCTGTCTCCCAACACGATCACGATCAAGGGCGGTCAAATTAACCTCGTCGGCCCTATCAACGCCAACGGAGCCGTAATCAGTGACGCAGGCGAAGTGACCGATGCGAATGGGGTGGTGCTCGGGACGCACGATCATGAACCGGGCACCTATGAGGTTGACGGAACCCCTGTGACGGGCACGTCGGGAGAGCCGGTCACATGAGCATTCCTCCTACCCCCTCGCGGATGAGCGGGCTGCGCATCATCGTTGCGACCGTGCTGGTGCTCCCCGTGAGTATCGTCATGCTCGCAGCGACCACGGTCGCCAGGGCGCTTATCGTCGGGCACCGGGTGTTCGCGTACGTCGGAAACTGCGGGAGCGCACTCCTCGGGGCGCTGCTGCGGGAGATAGACCGACCGTCCTGAGCCTGCTATTGCGCTCGTGGATTTCGATTGTGCTCATCGACTCGGTTCGCTTATTTTGCGCAGATCCAATTGGAAATCTGGCGTTCAGGTGACACATATCCGCGCGGCACGCCTGCGATCTTGTCGGTGGTATCGAGCCACTGCCATTCGGCGGATCTGCGGAAATTCCCACGGCAGTCGTAGCTAACTCGATACACGGATACAGAGACGTCGCGCCACATCAATGAAGCCATGCCGTGGTTGATGATGTAGAGTCCAGCGCTATCGTATTGCCTCGTGACGCTCCCGTTCTGGGTATTTCTAGTCTCAAAGGTAACCCATGTCGGCTGATGCGGTCCGGGGTAGCGATCTGGAATGCCGGTATGACAGAAGATTGCAGCGACCGCCGCACTAGTGATGCCGTGTTGAATATCGCCTTCGCGGCAACTATAGCCGCCACTGCTAATGGCCATCGCTGTTTCGCGTTGGGTTACGGAGACTTCCCCGGTGGCGCGGCTGATGCTGCCCAGGTCGATTTCGACGACTTTCGAATTGCCGTCATGCGTAGAACGGCTATCGACGGCTATTTGCTTCCAGTTGATCGCTTGAGCATGAGAAGATCCTGCGATAAGCGCGACCAGTGCAATGCTCGCAGCAATCTGAGCAACGAGTTTCATATTGTTTTTCCCGCCGAGTTGGGCGAATTGCGAGGGGATTATAGCGGGTGGGCCGAGTAGACGTGCCGATAACAGCCACCGACCCCGAATCGGCCTCTGGAATCGATGTGCGGGTGGCCGTCAATGCGCGGAAAGAGGTCTGCTAGAATG